TCACAACCTCTATTTTGGCGTTGTGAGCTGAAGCGGCTTGATTTGCTTTTTCAACCTTGTCTAACTCTTGTTGTTGCTCACGAACCTGGGATTGTATAGCTTCAAGTCTTGCTCTAAGTTCCTGTTCATCCAATAGCTCAGACGGCGTTGTCTGATCAATTTTTGAGAAAAGTGTTTCCCAATCCTTGATTGTTTTTTGCTTTTCTGCATATTCTTTGTTGTTTCTCTGTATCTCTGTAATGTCATACGATATCTGTTCTCGTAAAGCTGTAGCATTTTGAACAGTTTCTTGATGTTGTAGTATATGAACTTGCTTAAATTGCTCATCTACTGGTTGCCCGCAGGTGTGGCACTCGTCTCCTAAAGACTCTATTTTTCGAATCTCATCTAAAGCAGAATTCGCTTTAGAGTTTAGAGCACCTACTTCAGCCTGTAACTTATCGTAAGATATTACCTCAGTGGCTGGCAAAGCCCGAGCACTATTAATATCAATGTTTTTCAGCATATCTTTATACTGATTATTTTGAGAAATTTTTCGGTTCGAGATCGAAATATTTTTAATTTCAGCCATAAGTGAACTGATTTCATCCTGATCATCTTCCGATAATTTTGGTAAATTTTGCACTTGCCTTGGGGTAGTATCGGTCAATCGGTTATTTTGCAACCATTTTTCGATGGTCGATACCTTACCATCAATCCTTGAGTACTCAGTTTCTATTCCTCTAGATACTCCCTTAAACATCTCAAAAATTTCTACATATTTCTCAAGACCTAAAAGATCAATGAGAAACTTTTTACGGTTTGCGTCCGTAGCTGTCAGAAAATTTAAACTCGCGTTTGGATTTTGATATACCACTTGCGAGAAAGTTTTGAAATCAATAGCAATGATTTCTTCTATAGTTTTGTAAGTATTTGTAGCAGTATGACTACTTATGTCTTCTCCGTTTTTCAATAGTTTTACTTTGAGCGACGATTTACGAACTAAGTCAATTTCATACTCATCAGAATCCTTACTAAATAATAGATTGATCGAATACCCCGCATTAAACAAGCGGTTAGCGATATCTGCTTTTTTGATTCCTTTGGAGTTTTTGTTGTATAAAACTTCCTCTAGGATCAATGGGATAGACGATTTGCCTACCCCATTGGTTCCAAGAATTTGTGTAATTTTCTGCTCGGACAGGTCAACGGAGTTGTCTGGTCCATAAGAGAAGCAGTTACTCCAACTCAAGGTTTTTAATGTTATCATTGAAAAGCCCTACTATGTCCGGTATTTTAGCTTCTGGAATTTCAAGAATGTACTTCAGGTACTCTACTAGCTCCTCGCCAATGCTCATTTCTTTGTTAAGCAATAGCGTAGCTTCATTATTTCTCTTTACTACTTTCTTATCCAGTAACTCGTTATTTTTAACAGAAGACAGGTCCCCCAAATCTCCCTCTAGTTCATATATAATATGGTCATAATCACCAGCAACCATATCTGCTGGATCACTGACCGTTTTACGAATCAGTTGTGGAAGGTCAAAAGCATCCCACATCCAGCTCCAATCAACTGGATTGATAAGAATATAACCTGTTTTTACTGTATTTCTGTGGAACGAAGTAGTCATAGGACTGCCAGGATACACAATGTTACGCTGACAGTTAGAGTGAGAGTGAAGATCTCCTGAGAATACTACAGGAAAGTCTTCAAACCTATCCAAGTCTACTTCGGGTGTTACGTGAGGAGGAATCTCCCCACGAACGTGTGTAAAGAGAGGCATAGTAACATTAAACTTTTCTATGCTCTCTTTACGATGCAGGTCAGCATACGGAAGAATACCAAAGCCCATATCACTATCAACATAAGATATGTCTACTATTCGAACTAGAGGGTTAATGTCTCTAGTAACTTGCTTTAACGAAGTAAAGAAAGTTTTATTCTTTTTAGTGGCTTCGTGATTACCGTCATAGATAATCGTAGGAATCTTTACTTCCCGAATAAACGAGAAGTATAGTTCCAATTCTTCCATACTTGGCAAGCGGTCAAACAAGTCACCACCGATAATGTGCATGTTGCACTGCTGTTCGAGACTATGTACTTGCTCGAAAAACATTCGGTAACGATTCTTCGCCCAATCCACAGGAACATTTTTTTGTCCTAATTTAATATGCCAATCTGCGGTAAATAAAATCATGATACATCAAACATCGCGTCAACTTCAGAATCAACATTCTTTTCTTCACCGCCAGTGGCGATGCGTTCAAGAAGCTCTTGTTGTTGGTCAGCAGTAGGCCGAGGCAATAACTCTTCAATAGGAGTTGCTGCTTCAATAGCTGCTCGCTGAACGTCTGTAACTGGCTTAGTGTTCTTCAAGCACTTAATTTGGTCGAGAGTATACTCTACGTTATAAACGTGTGGACCGTTCTTAGTACGCTTAAAGTGTACTTCCCAGCCTGCATCAAGATCAGTAGGATCACCAAGCTCTTGAGCCGCAGTGAGAATTTGATCCATCAGCTTCTTCTTTAAGTTGAAGATTTTTACACTATCATCAGTAAGATCAACGCACTGAATAGAGTATGACCAGTTGGCTTTAAGGTCCGGGTAGTGAACCTTGACCCAATCTTTTTCTCCGCTAGTGAAAGTTTCCTTCTCACGATCGAACTCAAGACACTCAAGAGGCAAGTTCTTGTCGTTCTCGCCTTTTACCCAGTAAATATAACGAGGCAATAGATCACCAAATAGGCGAACTGCGTTAGCACCGTCACGGATCTGGTATTGGTTGAGAGTCTTCTTTTTAGCCGAACCGGCTGAATTCATTAATTTCATAATTGTTTTCCTTAATGTGTCGTTTCTTCCCAGCAAAAATAGATTTCTCCATCTATGATAGAAAGTAATGGGTTTTGTGTTAGTGACTCCAACGAAACAGGGCATTCCTGCAACGAAAGAGTCTTGCGTTTCGTGACTTTGTATTCAGCTAGGCTGCGAAAACTTGCCAACGCCACGTAATCGGCAAGATGTTTTTCATCAACTCTACTACGATTATAGATAACCGCAGAAGGGTTTATAAGGAACGAGTCCCCGTTCCAATTAATCTGAGCATACTTCAAGTTATTTGTATCAAAATCGTTTTTAGGTATTGGTCGAAACGTAATAAACGCCATAATATTTAATATATTATGTGCCTTACCCGAAGATTTATTATATACTTTTAACCAATTGTATGTAATCACTTAAATTTCTCTTAATACTGTACTTACTAGCAAGAACAAAGAGACGCCATTTAACATAATGAGTGCTCTATCTCGCCATATTACTGATACCCAAGTCCAGAGAGCTACTCCCACAACGCCAAAAAGCAAATCATACATTCTATAGTCCACACCCGCAGACCTCATAGCTAAAGAAGCGAGTATAGTAACAGAAGCTACCCACTTTAAGTACCAGTCAAAATTATCTGGATACCAGTTTCGATCCGGTTTATTCCTGCCAGCAGCACGAACTTCAGGATCACCAATTCCATCGTTTCCCATATCTATTCTCCCAATCGGAACCGTATATTATAACAGCAAACAGTAAGCGTGTCAAGAATTATTTTTATCGTAGCATTTCCAGAAACGTTTTAATATCTCCTGTAGGCATATCGAAAGTCTTAATTAGGTCGTTATTCAAGTACTTACACAGGGTGTATATGCTTTCTTCTGTACCTACCATATTCTCTTCTAAGCTTCTGTGTAAAACTTTGTTGTATAGCTCTCCCACTTCTTCAATCTGGTCTTTAGTTCCTCCAAATAAAGTGGCTCTACAAACTTTGTCCGGCTGTACTGAAAAAACATTGTTCATTGTATTTTTCGAGTACCCGTGAATTTCCGAGTCTGTAGCATACGGAAAAGTCGTCATAAAAAACCCGTCTTTAGGTATTTTAGTAAAAAATAAATCATTTATATGGAAAGGAACTCCATAGCTACTATACATTCCAGAGTCTACCCAGTAAGTGAAAAAATCATCACCAGAACAACTTTCTAACATAGTCTGCTTTAATAAAGTCAACATTATATAGTCTGGGTTACAAATAACGGAATTTTCCATCCAACTTGATTGTGACTTCCACTCATAGGAAGAAACAATTTTGCTTATTCTATCATAATAAGGATGCTTTCGTATATCATCTAGGGTTAAGGTATATACTTCTGCATCGGGTTTTTGTTGTTTTACAAAATCTACGTGTTCCGGTGAACAAAATACCGCTACTTGGTGGTGAGACTGTAGTATCTGACGTAAGCTATTTTCATAGTGGTCAAAATCTCTATCATCTCTACCTAAGTCGATGAAAGAGGTGATTATTTTGTAATTATACCTATATTCTAAATCACTATCCCACTCTCTGTAATCAAATACAGGCTGAGTTCTATTGGCTTTTAATTCATTCGGATAAAAATCTTCGGGAGTTGAGTGGTCATCCGGTCTTTTTCCTTCCATTCTACTGCACTCATCCCCTAAGTGCTCTACATATTTATCTTTTAGGAAAACTCCTTTGAATCCTAGAGAAGCGAATTTTCTATCAATATTCCACTCATTATGCCATTTCTCTATTCTTCCGAGTAGTATTAAATCGTCTCTTCTTTTTAAATTAGGGCTACCTATCCAAGAATACCACTTAAAGTGCCAAGGAGTAATCTTCCAAATTTTTTTATAGAAAAATGAGTCATCTATTAATTCCTCTTTATGGTAAGAGTCAATTCCTTGATGCTCAAAAGTTCTAAATGAAATATCTACGATCCCAATGTCTCTGTAAGTTTCTAAAATTTCTTTTGATCTTATAAGGTAGTCATCTTTTCCAATAAATTCCCAATCATCTTCCAAGTAAAAGATATAATCGGTGTCACAATAGGACACCATAAAATCCATACCCCACCACTGACCTCTGTTACTAGGGAAACAAATTACATCAGAAAAAGAGCCATAAGAGTCCACCAACTCCTCAAAAATTCCTTCTCTAGCAGAATCGTCTACTATAACCATTTTTGTTTGGTAGTTTTTTGTCCTTAAAAAGCTATCTATAGTTGGTTTTAGTACGTCTAATCTGTCGCAACTCAGTACAAAGGTTGTAATGTCTGATTCGGGTTGATCGGTTGTATGAATTTTAACTCTCACATTTCTATCCTATTAAGTATGTAGCCTTCTTTTATATAGTGGCCTAATCTTACTTGTGCTTGGCGTTCGGCTGTTTTGCCTTTTAAATTAATGTCTACAATAACGGGGTCCATTTTTCCTTCGAAATTTCGTATAACTCGCCCAATAAGCTGTGTTAGCAGGGGCGTATTACTTACTGGAGTCGCAAGTATCAGGCAACTCAATCTATTTACACTGATACCCTCAGAAAATATACTCTGTGTACCCAGAAGTATTTGACTCTCTCCCGACATAATTCGATTTATCTTTTCGTCCCGCTCATCTACCGAAGTCTCTCCAGTAATAATTTCACAACAATCTCCAAGAGTTCTTTCAATGCGTTTCAGAAAGTTTACTCGATCAGAGAGTAATAGCACGTAGTGCCCTTGTTTTCGGTAAGCTGCAGCGAGTAGGCTGACAAGCTCTCCGTAATCATTCTGAGAAACCAAGTCATTTACTCGGTTTGCCCAAGGTATTCGTGCACCGTCCATAAATCTTATACGAGTTTGTATAACATCTATACTAGGCTCCATATAGTTTTCACGCGGAGGCGTGAAGCGTGTGGGACCAAAATAATCGGGGAGTAGAACGTGTCTACCATCCTTTCTCTCGACGGTGCCAGAGAGACCGATTTTATACTTTGCATAGTTTGAGTCTATGAGCTTATTAAAAGTGTTTGCCGGTATATGATGACACTCATCAACAATTACCGTACCAAACTTTTTAGCAACCTTTTCTTTGTGCTTGTACAGAGTTTGTACATTTCCTACTACGATAGGGCCTTCCGTATTAAACTCTCCGGATCCAATAATTCCAGGGGTAATTCCAAAGACTTTTTTAATTTCTTTCTCCCACTGTGTTCGTAGTGCCACTGTGTGAGTGATGACCAGAGTTTTCTGACCGAGCTTGGCAGCAATAGCAAGCGCAGTAAAAGTTTTGCCCCAAGAGACGAAAGCATTGATAACACAATTCTCTTGTATCTTATCATAGACATCTTGTTGACTCTCTCTAAGATCGTATTTAAACTTAGGAAAATCTACGGGAATCTGTACTCTTTTATCTTGTATTTCGTAGCCTTTTGGAATCATATCCTCTCGACCTATAGGTATAGAGTACAAGTTATTTCTTATTTTCCTTATGTTTTTAATAATAATGGGTGGAGCATCCCTACGATAGCTGTCTATCCTATAGGTAAGCGCAGTCTCCATTCGTGTTAAATGGTCAGGAGACTCCGCTTGTAGATAAATTCTATTCGATATGACTGCTTTCACGCTTCCACCGCTCTAATGTTTCTTTATGGATAGTTTTATGGGAGTAATACATAGTTATACCCCCAAAAACCATTGGGCACAAAAATACTGCCAGTAACCCAAGCTCACCTATCATTAGAAAATCCCGTCTTCTACGTGAGTATCTTTGAACTCTTGAAGTGCTTCCAGAATATCACTCTGAGTAGCAGCTTGTAGCAGTTCCTCACGAATCGCTTCAATCATACCCGTGTGCTCGGGAATTGCTGTAGGGTTTTTAACCATTGTAAGAATATTAATAAAATGCTCTCGACGCTTTGCATGCGCCTGATCTGCAATAATATTCATATATTGACTAACTTTCATATTAGTTCCCACCTCTTAGCTGAGTAAGAATGTAATCAGGATTAGTGTATAGATAAGGATCTTTGTCATGGTTGTCTTCTCGCCCTTCTTCGATAAACCAGTCACTAATGTGACCGTTATCTGCAATAAAGGCATATCTCCAAGAACGGCGACCAAAACCAAGATTGTCTTTATCTACTAGCATATTCATTTGCTCAGTAAACTTAGCACTGCCATCAGGAATTACTTCGATATGCTCTAAATTGTTAGCTTTTGCCCAAGCATTGCATACAAAAGCGTCATTTACAGTGATACAGTAAATATCGTCAATACCTTCACAGTAAAAGTCTTCTGCAAGTTGTTCAAAACTTGGTAGCTGATAAGTGGAACAAGTTGGCGTGAAAGCGCCTGGCAATGCAAATACTAAAACTCTTTTCTTTGCAAATAGCTGAAAAGTAGAGACAACCTCCCAATGAAAGTTTCCTAGCTCATCTTTTACTCTTGTGTGAAACTCAACAGCAGGCACCAAGTTTGGCAGAGCATTCCAATGTCGGTCCTGTTCGTAGCTGTGTCGTTCGTATTCAGTGCAATAAATTGCCATCAAATACCTTCCTTATATTTTGTAATCAAATAACTTTTAACTAAATCGGAGCGAACAATATCTCCCACTCCGAACTCAACAAAATCAAACTCGTTCATTTTCTTGAGTATATCCATAAATTTATTAATACCTGTTCCTGTAGCTCCATTAGTTCTCAGATCAGACTGGAAAAAATCGCCACAGAAAATCAATCTACAGTTATGACCTAATCGAGTAATAATACTATCTAGCTCGTGAAAAGTCATATTTTGGCATTCGTCTACTATTACTACAGAATCGTGTAAAGTGATCCCTCGTATGTGAGATGTAGTAATAAAGTCTACTATGCCCTTTGTTTTGAGCTGCCCATAAGGGTCGTCTCCTCTACCAAACAACTCTTGGAAAATACTAACATAAGGTTGTTCATATACTCGAGCCTTTTCTTTTTCAGTCCCGGGTAAGAACCCCATTTCTCTAGTAGGTACGACACTACGAATAATTGTTATTTTCTTGTATTCACCTTTTTCGAGATCATCGAGAGCAAGATAACAAGAGATAAATGTTTTACCTGTTCCCGCACAACCGTGTAGCATTAAGTTTTTTCTGGAGTCCCACACTTTTACTTGTGAAGAAGTAAGTGGTTCCATTTCAGTCAGCATTAGACTGTTTTTTGTTAGTAGGTCATTACGTCTACGACCCATTATATTTTCCTTCTAAAAGTTTCAACCTTTTGTTCACTAAGGCTGTACAACCGCCAAGGCAGATTATCGTATACAAATATCTGGGCCCACTCTTCAACGTGAGGG